ACTGCGGACGCTTATGTAGTTCTTGACACTGGAGACACTTATTTTTGGACTGGCTCAGCGTGGGTAAGTCTTGGATTAATTGCTGGCCCAGTAGGACCTACTGGTGCTCAAGGCTCTACTGGTGCGACAGGTGCAGTAGGTCCAACAGGACCTTCTGGTGGACCAACAGGACCTACTGGTGCGACAGGACCTGTCGGCCCACAAGGACCTGGCAGCTCCAGTGTTGCAGTAGTCGAGACTGTAGATTCAACTGCGTTTGTTGGCTTGTATGAAGATTTAACTGGCATTCAAGGTGGTAAAACAAACCAAGGAATTAAGTTTGACGCTTCTACACAAAAACTTGTTGTTTCTCAAATTGAAACACCAATAATTCTTCCTCCTGCTACAGGTGTAGGAACATTTACTGTTAGTTCTCCAACAACTTTGACTCTTGCTGCAGAAAGTGAAGTTATATCTGAAGCGCCACTTAGACTTCTTAGTTCGACAGTTGCTGCTTTATCAACACTAACTGCTAGTGCTGGAGCAATTATTTATGTAAGTGATGCGCCTATTGGCTCTCAGTTGTATTACTACAACGGAACTCAATGGGTTGAAATTGAAGGAACTGGTCAGGGTCCTACTGGTGCTACAGGTGCTACTGGACCTTCTGGTGGACCAACAGGACCTGCTGGTCCTACTGGTGCAGTTGGCGCTACAGGACCAACTGGTGCAACAGGTGCGACTGGACCTGCTGGAACTACAATTTTTGGTTCTGTAAAGGACATTACATCTGCTGGATTGACTGTAGACGAGGTCTATGAGTCAGCAATTGCTACATTAATTGTAAGTAATTCAGGAACTAGTGCATATAGATTTACAAGTCACTATTCAACTGCAAACAATCCAACTATCTTTGCTATATCTGGAACAACAATTGCATTTAATCTTACTAATGCTGGTCATCCATTTGCAATTCAAACAGCAGATGGAAATAACTTTAGTGAAGGTCTAGTTCACGTAGATTCAAATGGTGTTGTTAGCACTGCTTCAAACGCTCAAGGAAAGATGTCAGGAACTTTGTACTGGAGAATTCGTCAGAATATTACTGGCGGTTACAGATATCAATGCTTGTCTCACCCATCAATGGGTGGAACAATTTCCATCAAAGATATATCTGCTATCTAATAGGACTGGTACATGAGTGAATACAAAGAGTACACGGTTACTACAGAGAGTCCAGAACTTACTGATGCCGTGTGGGATGCGCTACTAAATGATGGAAGTAATTTAACAACCATCCCGATTCGTCCTGTAGAAGTAGCAAATGAGCGACCAAATAACCCTTTAAACACTTCTTATTGGCTCACAGATAGAGAAGCAGAGTTTTTAAGAGAAGACCCTCGGGTAGTTGATGTTCAAGATTTAAATACTTTTAAGCCTCATAAGTTGGCTTTTCAAGTGGGAACTTTTGATAAAACAACAACTGAAACAGGACCTAAAGCAAACTGGGGTCTTCTAAGACATTCAAAAACAGATAACATCTATGGAACAAGTTTGTTGGACCCAGGTGGAACATATGACTATGTTTTAGACGGTTCTAATGTAGATGTTGTAATCATAGATAGCGGTATTCAAGCTAACCATCCAGAGTTTTTATATTCAGATGGAAGTGGAGCCAGCCGAGTTAATCCAATTGACTGGTTTGCCGTAAGTGGAGTTTCAGGAAGTATGCTCCTCGGTTTTTATCAAGATTTTGACGGGCATGGGACCCACGTTGCAGCAACTGTGGCAGGGCTTACTTTTGGTTGGGCTAAAAATGCAAGAATTTATTCTATTAAATTAGAAGGTTTAAAAGCTCCTCGCGATACTGGCAATGGGTTTGATATTGCAACAGCGTTTGATGTTCTTATTGGTTGGCATAACAATAAAACAAATGGAAGACCAACAGTTGTTGTAAATAGCTGGGGGTATGGAATATTTCACCGAGCTGATTTAGAAGCTTTTTCTTTTGGGTTAGATGAATCTGAAACTCTTTACCAAATAAATGGTGGAGTGTATAGAGGAACCCCGTGGGAAGGAACTGTTTTAGATCCTGCAAAAGGTCATACAGGAGTTCTTGTTGCTCCTTCTACCTATAGATACCCATTTAGAGTTGCTGCTGTTGATGCAGATATTAGAACTGGTGCTGAAGCTGGGATTTTATTTGTTAATGCTGCTGGAAACGAATTTATAAAAATTGATGTTCAAGGTGGTGTTGACTATAATAACTACATATCAACAGATTTTGGGCCATTTACTTATCACAGAGGTGGGACACCTGGAGCTAGCATTACAGCAAGAGAGAGTGTTGCAACTGTAGGCTCTATAGATCATCAAACAGTCACAGGTTCTTCAGTCGAAAGAAAATCTAATTTTAGTAATTCTGGGCCAGGGGTCACAGTGTACGCAGCGGGCTCTAGAATTTTAAGCGCCATGAGTCAAGTAAATGACGATAACTCTAATATTCCATACTTTTTAAATGGGTCCTTTAAGCAACAACTTTTGTCAGGTACCTCGATGGCAGCACCTCAGATAGCAGGTATAGCTGCCTTGGTCTATCAAATGCACCCAGATTGGACCCCAAGACAGGTCATAAATTTTATGAGAGATAAGGCGTTCCCGAGTCTATATAAGAGTGATTTGACAAACGATTATACTAATGTTCATAGCGTACACGGGGGAGGCAACTTAATTGCCTATGTTCCTATGGCTTCCCAAAGAAAATTCTCCTTTCTAAGAGCTACAGTATAGGAGTTTGAAGGTATAATTATGAGAAAAGTTGACGAAGTAAGGAGCGACAAATGGCGGTAAAGCGTTTAGGTCTTGGTACACCTAATGCCAACATAGCCACTCTACTTGCCACAAACGACACTGCTGGAGTTGTTTCAGTTATTGCTGCTAACAGAGCTAATGTCGCGAGTCTTGCAACTATATATGTTGAACCTGCTGAAGCTCTTGGAGTAGAGGCAACTCGAGCATATATTGTAGAAAATTTGTCTATTAACGTTGGTCAATCTTTTGAAACTTTTAGATTTGCTCTTAATGTTGGAGACCAAATTTGGGTTAAATCAAGCACCTCTCTTGTAAATTTTTCAGCCACTCTTGTTTATGACCAAGCAGGACGATCAAACATAACATACTCTGCAAATCAACCAGGTTTTCCTGTTGTAGGAGATATTTGGATTGATTCTGATAACAATGATGTAAGTTTTTACACAGGTTCTGGTTTTAACACTATAGCTAGTATTGCGCCATCAGGTCCTACAGGACCAGCTGGCCCATTTGGTCCTACTGGCCCTGCTGGACCAACTGGACCGCAAGGTTCAAGCGTTAGAATTTTAGGAACTTATGCAACTTTAAATCTTCTTCAAGCTGACAACCCACTTGGTGCAATTGGTGATGCTTATGTTGTTGGTCAAGAATTTGTTTATGCGTGGTCAGACCTTAACCAAGAGTGGGCACTCGTTGGTCCAATTGGTGTAACTGGTCCAACTGGAGCAACAGGTTCCACAGGCCCTCAGGGTATTGGTGGAGCAGACGGTGCTACAGGTCCTACAGGACCTGCTGGAACTCCAGGTGGACCTACAGGTCCAGTGGGACCTACAGGAGTTGTGGGACCTACAGGACCCACGGGAGCAACAGGTCCTGAAGGACCAGTGGGTCCGACAGGAACTACTGGAGCTACTGGATTAGTTTCTGGAGCTATCCCACCTGCAAACACAGACCTTATTTGGGTTGACACTACTCAGGATTCTGCAATTCTTATACACGCAGCGACTCACGCTGTAGGTGGTGGAGATGAGATATCTATCTCTACAAGCCAAGTAACTGGTTTAAATACAAGACTTGGTGATTTAGACATTTTAACTAATGGTGAGGGAAGTATTGATAGAAAAGCTCCTCTAACTGGTGTTGCTTATGGAGCTTCAGGAAACCTAACTTTAACTTATCGTAGAGCCATAAAAACTGAAACAATCACAAAGTTGTCTATGGCTTGCGCAACTGCAGCTGGTGCAACCCCTACTCTTATAAAATTTGGTGTTTACTCGGTAAATGAAGGTACTGGAGATTTAACTTTAGTGGCTTCTACTGCAAATGACACTAGTGTTTTTTCAACAGCTAACACTGGATATGAGGTAGCTCTTACTTCATCATTCCAAAAAACAGCTGGAAATTTGTATGCATATGCGATTCTTTTGGTAAGCACACAAACTTTGCCAACAATTATTGGTCATGCACATGTTGCGTCTGCTGGTGTTAACGCAATTTTGGCTTTACCACCAAGAATTACAGGATTGGTTTCTGCTCAGACAGATTTACCTTCCACAATTTCTGCAGGGTCAGTAGCCGTCTCTAACCGTGCTCTTTGGACGCACGCTCTACCATAAGAGTCATAGGAGAAAAAAAAATGCCAGTTATTAAAAAATACGATTCAGACGATCAAATATGGAGACCAATTGCTGTAGGTGCGACAGGTCCAATGGGACCTACAGGTTCGGTAGGACCAACAGGTCCTCAAGGTGCAACTGGACCTACAGGAGCACAAGGTGATTGGTCTACAGCTCAAGTAGTTGTTACTGAAAGCGCTTCTTTTACCGTAGAACTTTCCGATGCAGGAAAAATTTTAAGGTGCGACAGCGGAGCTGCAATGGTTGCAACTATACCAACTGAAGCAACTGCTGCTTTCCAAAATGGACAAAAAATAGATTTTATTCAATATGGAGCAGGGCAACTTACTGTTGCTGGAGGAGTTGGAGTGACTATTCGTGCAACACCAACCAATAAATTAAGAGCAAGATACTCTGTAGCTTCTGCTGTAAAAATCGGAACTAACGAGTGGGTTCTCGTTGGAGACTTGGCGCTAGTTTAAAATGCCAGTTAATGTTGGTTCGATTGCTGGAGCGGGGTATTTAAAAAATCCAGAAGAAGCACCTCGACTTGGATATAGGATTAATTATATTAAAAATCCTTCTTTTAATGTAGATATTGCTGATTGGACTTCATTTAACGGAACCACTTTAGAGCGCACCACAGACGAGTTTTATGTCGGCTCATCTTGCTTAAAAGTTACAAACACCTCTGGTGGAGGCGTACAAACACTAGATAGAATTCCTTTCATTGAATCTACAGATGAGTGGACTGTAAGTGCTTATGTAAAACTTGACCCTCTTAATGACAACGCAACTTACTATCTTAGACATTTACAATACACAGCTATAAACTCCCTAGCAGCTATTTCTAGCGGAAATATTGGAATTGAATCCCTTACAGGGGCAGACGGATGGGTCAGATTAAGTGGCTCATTTACAAGAACCTCTGGAGCCAACTTTTTTGCCCTTCGAATCGTCACAACCTCTGCTTCAAACACGGATATCTTTTTTGTAGTAGACGGAGTTATGGCAGAAAGAGTCTCCACTTTAGGGACCTATTTTGATGGCTCATCCAATGGTTTTTGGACAGGAACTCCAAATCTAAGCTATAGCGGTGCTACCCCATACGTGTAATTTAAGGTAGGCTAGCACTAAAGAAAGGACGAAAATGACATATCCCAACTGGTTTGAAAATGATGGTCAAGAAAATTTTAAAAACCATTTGATGCAATATAAAGATAAACCTGTTCGTATGCTTCAAATTGGAGCTTATACGGGAGATGCTTCCTTGTGGCTTTACGACAACATTTTAAAATATAATACTAACTCTGTTTTAATCGATGTAGACACGTGGGAAGGTTCTGACGAGCCATCACATCATCAGATGAACTGGGAATCTGTCGAGCAGCTTTATGATGTAAAAACACAGGTCGGACAGCAATCTAAAAAAATAGTAAAAGTTAAATCAACCAGTGACTGGTTTTTTAAAAACAATCTAGAAAAATATGACTTTATCTATGTAGACGGAGACCACACCTCATATGGTGTTATAAAAGATGCTGTAAATGCTTACGAGTGTCTAAATGTAGATGGAATAATAGGGTTTGATGATTATCAGTGGTCTGCTGGTTTAGGGTATTTAAACGAGCCAAAATTGGCTATCGAGGCTTTTCATGCTGTTTACTATGACCGCTTAGAAATTTTAGTTGATGGCTATCAGCGTTGGTATAGGAAGACAAGGTAGGATGCTCATATGAAAGTAGCTATATACACGATTGCATTAAACGAAAGACAATTTGTTGACACATGGTATGAAGCTGCAAAAGATGCTGACTACTTGCTGATAGCTGATACAGGCTCTACCGATGGGACTGTTGAACGTGCTAAAGAGTTAGGAATCAATGTAGTTGATGTTCGAGTCTCTCCTTGGAGATTTGATGACGCTCGAAATGCAGCCATGGCTGCGCTACCAATAGATATTGATATGTGTATTTCTCTTGACATGGATGAAGTAATCACTCCTAATTGGAGAGGTCCTCTAGAAAAAGCATGGCAGCGTGGAGTAACAAGACCTAGATATAAGCACATCTGGTCGTGGAATGATGATGGAACTCCTGGCCTTGAATTTAGTTACGACCACATCGACCACATCCATGCTTGTAAAAATTATCGCTGGCGTCATCCAGTACACGAGTGTCTATACGTTTATGGTCGCGAGGAAGTTCAAGAATGGATTGAAGAAATTCAAACCCATCATCATCCAGACCCAACTAAATCTCGTTCTCAGTATCTACCTCTACTCGCTCTTTCCGTGCAAGAAGATCCACACAATGACCGCAATGCGTTCTACTATGGTCGCGAACTTTATTTCTACGGTAGATATCAAGAAGCCGCAGTTGAACTAAAAAGACATCTCGAGCTTCCAACTGCTAGGTGGGCACCAGAACGTGCCGCCTCAATGCGTTTTATCGGTAAATGTCTTCCAGCTGAATCAGAAATTTGGTTCCGTAAAGCAATTGAACAAGCACCTGGCCGTCGCGAACCTTTTATCGATTTAGCAGAGCTTTACTACCAACGCAACGACTGGCAAAAGTGTTATGAAGCTTCTAAAGATGCTTTAGCTATTGTCGAAAAACCTTTAGAGTATTTGTGCGAAGCTAAAGCTTGGGGGGCAGCACCTCATGATTTTGCTGCTATCTCTGCCTACAATCTAGGAAAGTTTGCCGAAGCAGTAGAGCATGCAACTAATGCATTTAGCCTTGAGCCAGACAATGAGAGACTGGCTGGAAATCTTAGATTCTGTCTTGACGCTGTAAACCCTAAAGAAGAGGTTTAAATGAAATTTGTAGTTTGTGGCGGTGGCACCGCTGGATGGGTCACCGCTCTTACTATACATTCCAGTAATCCTACAGCTCATGAAGTAGTCGTAATTGAGTCACAAAAAATTGGAATTATTGGAGCTGGTGAAGCTACAAGTGGGCTTATGTACGATCTTCTAGATGGTTCTACTTTGTTCAATAATACCCAGACGTTGAATCCAAATAGAACAGCTTTTGATTTTGTAGACTTTGCTAAAAAAGTAGATGCAGTTCCAAAGTATGCACTTAAACACATAAATTGGGCGAAAGAAAAAGGTCACTACTGGGCACCAATTAATGGTTCAGAAACCTCCAGAAAATCTCCAGACCATATATTTAACTATGTTGTAGCCGAATTTGGTCCAGAAAAAGCATATCTTTCTTCAGTATTAGGTCAATCATATGATTTGGGAAAGGTCCCACCGGGAGGCGGCTATGGTTTTCAATTTGATGCTCACAAAGTAGCTAAATTTTTGCGAGAGTATGTAACGACAACTACTAAAACTACTCATATTGATTCTGTTATTAAAGAAGTAAATGTTAATAGTGCTGGGCTTGTCGAGGGTGTAGTTATTGAAGATGGTCAAGTTATTGACGGGGACTTTTTTATCGATGCTACAGGATTTACTAGACTGCTGGCAAACAAAATTGGTATAGGTTGGATTGATTATAAAAATCAACTACTTGTAGATAGGGCTATGCCTTTTATAGTTCCATACAAAGAAGAGGAGAAGGTACAACCTGTAACAGTTGCAGAAGCTCTATCCTCTGGTTGGATGTGGCGTACTCCAACAGGAGAACGTCGAGGTTGTGGGTACGTTTACAGCAGTGCGTTTATCTCTGAAGATGAGGCTCAAGCTGAAGCTGAAAAAATTATGGGTCATCCTATCGAGCCAATTAAGCATATTAAATACGAATCAGGGCGAGTAGACCAATTTTGGAAAGGCAATGTTTTAGTAGTTGGCCTTGCAAGCTCTTTTATTGAACCTTTAGAGGCAACCAGTATTCATGCAACTATTATGCAGATTTTTAGTTTCTGTCAAGAATATCTTTCAGACACAAAAGAGAGAACTTTAAATCCTGCTTCAATACAAAAATACAATGCTAAAACTGAAAAAATGTACGAGTACTACAAAGACTTTACAGTGTTTCATTATCAAGGTGGTAGGGAAGATTCCGAGTTTTGGAGGACTATTAAGTTCGACAAAATCACCTCTCCTGCTGTAGAAAATTACATTGAAAGAGCAAAAAGCAGAATTCCAGGAGTTTTGCACTTTATGGATTTTTGGGGAGTAGATGCTCTTTGGAAGTGGACTCTTGCTGGACTTGGATATATTTCAAGAGAGCAA